CCAGTTCCTGTAGAACCACCCATTCTAAACATTGGTCTTTTTAAAACTCTGTTCATATTATTTTCTTCCTAAATATAAACCTGCAAGTGTTGTACCTATACCTAGAGCTGATTGTAACGGTGTTGGATTAGGTACATTTGTTGTTTGTACTGCACCAGGATAACCACCCATAATTCCTGTTACTTGACTAGCAAATCTATCTAGTTGTTCTTGTGGTTGAAATGCTGCTTGTCTTGTTGCTTCTCTTTGTGCATCAAGATTAGCTTGAGCTTGCGCTTGGTTGATTGCGCCCAATGAACCTAAACGTGAAATATCTATTCCTTGTAATTGTTGTTGCTGTGCACCAAGACCCGCTTGTTGTCCAGCTAATCCAGATTGGAAAGAACCTAAACCTTGTGTTGCTCCAGCAATACCTGCTTGTGCTTGACCTAAACCAAATCTATTAGCTATGTCTTGTTGTCTTGCACCTTGTGCTTGTTGAAAACCTTGTTGCAAGAGACCGGCTTGTAATAACGCTCGTTCTCTCGCAGCCCCTGTGCCAAACTCTGCGAGTTGCACTCCCGCTCGACCACTGCCGAGCGCACCCAAAGTTGCTTGTTGATCTCGTATACTTTGTTCTTGTATAGCTTTGTTACGATCAAATTCTGCTAATGATGCATCAATCACTTGTGATTGATAGGGGGACATAAATTGAGATACGTCTTGTTGAAAAGCTTGTGCTCCTAATGGCACTCCACCTAATGTAGATGCTGCTGTTCCTAATTGTCCAAGAGCCTGTGTTCCTAATCCAGCAGCAACTTGTGCTTGTTGACCTGCTGTAGTTAAAAACGGTTGAAAAGATCCTACACCTTGTTCCGCTTTTTGTTGAGCTAATGTTTGTAGTCTATCTTGATCTGCAACTTGTGGTGCAAGGCCCGCTAAACTTTGTTTTCTAACATCAAATCTTTGTGCAGCATCTTGTCTTGCTTTAAATTGATCTGCTGTTTCTCCACCTAACTGTGAAATACTTCCTAGTCCACCTGTTACAATAGGTACACCTTGTTGAGCTAATACATTTTCTGCTAGGTTAGTTCCTAATTTTTCTACAAATGGTGCGGGTCGAGTTATCTGTTCTGTTACAGCCATTATAATACTTCCTCTAATCTTTGTGATGTTTGAAACATTTCTCTTGCGCCTTCTAATCCTTGCGATTCTTCAGATACGTCACCCCCGGATTCGAGGTTCTTCATCATGTTATACATAACTTCTGCGCCTTTGTCCACATTTCCATCGCCTGCGTTTCTAACAGCATCTGCTGTAAACACAAATTCATTCTTAGACAATCTTGCTGGCACATCGTCAGCCTTTTCCATTCTACCTATAGGTACAAATCCACCCTCTTCCCTAAGATCCATTTCTTTGCCATCCATGTCTAGTAATGGCATAGTCTTTTTAGCTACAGGTTCTACTTCTCCACCCTCAGCTAAAAGTCTTGGATTAGTAAATTTAGAGTAGTTTGCCATAATAAATCTTGGGTCTTGTATGTCAGCTCCTTGGTACATTGGTTGTTGTTGTTCTTCTTCATTACCCATTAAAAATGGTGACAGTGTTAAAGCAGCGCCTAAACCAAACATACCTTTACCTGTTAAACCTCCAAAATCTCCGTACCCACTTTTTATAAAACCTAATTTTTTTAATAAACCTGGCGTTCCAATATTAGGACCTGGTCCACTAGTTCCTAAAAGTGAACCTCTCAATAAACCACCCAAACCTTCTTTATTCATAAATCCACTACCTAATTTATATGCACCAAAAGCCAAAGCAGCTTTACCTATTGGTGACTTAACTATTTTCTTAACAGCTCTTGTTGCTTTCTTAACTAACTTACCTAAGAAATACATTTGTCTTCCTGATTCAAGGTCCATGATTCCACCTTCAACGGGAGCATCCTCTGTCATACCACCATCTGCAAGTAATCTTAAATTAGGTGCGAATGGTGTTGGTACAGGAGCTACTGGTTGTGCTTTTAATGCTTGTTCTAATTCTAATAATCTTCTCTCATAGTCAGACATACCACCCTCTCCTCCTATATCTTCTGGTGGTTTTGGTAAAAAAGGTTCTAACTCATCTCTTGTTATTACATCTTGTCCTAAAAGATCAGACATATCTCTAACTCTTTCCTCATCATCAGTTCCAATTAATTCGTCTCCAAACTGTGTTTTTAATCTTAATGGAGAAGCATCTCCTAAACCTAAATAGTCAGAGTCTTTAAATTTACGTCCTTTTAACATTTCTACTATGACAGGTGATAATTTTCTACCTCCACCAACATAATCTATATTTCTTTTAAGATATCTTTTAGAAAGAGCAGTGTTTAAATCTTGATTTGCTTTTTTTATTTTATCTAAAATACCACCGCCATCGCCACTACCTGTTGTAATTACAGGGTTCTCTTTTGCTCTTTTTACTGCTCTATCAAATTGACCAAAATTAGATCCACCTTTATCTCCACGAGGATCTTTCGTTTTTTCCTCAGAAGCCCCTTCTCGTTTATTAGGGTTGGAACCTCTTCTTAACATCTGTCTGACTTGTTGTGCTCTAGTTATTGCCATCGTACCATTCTATTTTGTTTTACCGAATAAATCAAGGCTCGGCATAATTACTTTTACATCTTGAGCCATATCCTCATTTTTGTAACCTTTAGCTTCCCAGTCTTTTTTCTCCTTAAAAAGTTCCCCTGTTTTTTTGTGTCTATATGTTGTCTCTACCTTTGCAGTTTTTAGTTCTGTCATTATGTTGTCACCTCTCTCGGCTGTATTTCTAATATAGAGGCTATGACGTGCAGCTCATTCGCGTCAGCAGCTTGTACTTTTAATATCTCACTCTCCTCCATAACAAGAGGTTGAGTTAAAAGTTCTGTTGTGGCTTTAGATGCTACAGCTTTATCTTTAAATAAATTAAAGATAGCACCACTAGAGTTTACTAATGTTATAGTTATTGTGCTTCCTGATCCAGCATCCTCGGTTACTAACAATGATTTAACAACAGCTGTTTTAAAACTAGGCACTGTGTACAGTGTAGTTAAATCTGTTGTCGTTAAATCTGCTTTTTTATTTATAAAACTATTAGCCATTAATTCAAAAAGAAGTTTTGAGCTTCTACCTCATCTTTTAGTTCTTGTTGATATGTTGTATTTAATTTTTCAACAACTGCATCAAGATCTCTAACTTGTGCCTCTGCTGTAGGTAAATCGTACTGTGGAGCGGGTCTTGTTAATACTTGTACTATCTTTGCCATTATCTACGTCCGTCTGGTTGTATATCTAACCTAAAAGTTCCTAATTTCCAACTTTGTTCAGCAGCTGTATTTTCTACTTTTAATGCAATAGCTCTAGCCCTTGCACGTGTATCAATTTTAGTTGTAGATGAAGTTATGTTAAATGGTCCAAGAGAAGAACTTGCAGCCGTGTCGTTTGGAAAGTTTCTTAGATTTAAAGTTATTCTTGTTGTTCCTGTCTGTGCTATAAAGTCAGGTATAAATCTTCTTATCTTCATTAAAAACTCACCATCTCCTCTAAGATCAGCTGTGCCTGTTGATTGACCTAGCGCACTTCTTCTTTGACTTATATCAAAATCTCCAGATAGTATGTTAGCAGTAATTGCTGTAATAGTTCCGTTTCTATTTTCATCAGTTCCTGTTTCATGTTCATAATAAGCAGTCCTACCTTCAGTGTTACCAACTACATCAAAAGATGAATCATTACCTGCAGTGTACTCTAATGCGTGTGGTGTTCCAAAAACAGCAGAGTCTCTCCACATAGTTCTAGCAAGTGTGCCTACAGTCCATACAGGTCTTTGTGGTGAAGAGTCAAAATAATTATAAGCCACCATTTTATTTACAACAGATGATGTTAAACTTGGATAAAACCAAATGATCTCACCAAACAAATTATTTAACCCTGCTGATATCATTTGATTACCTGATGCTAAGTTTATGTCATCATAAACGTGATCTTCTACTAAACAAGGTAAAGATTCTAATCTACCAGCATATCTAAAGAAACCATTTTTAGACATCCAATATGCAGCACCATCAACTTCAACACATGCGTTTTGACCTGCAAGTCCACAGTTAGTTCCAACTTGTGCAAATGCAAACGTAAACGGTTGACCGACAAAACGTTGTGTAAATAATGCATTGTCTGTCCAAAGATAGATTGCATCTCTTCCTTTAATTGCTCCCATGATCCGTGATCCGTCAGACAATCTTTGTGTACCAGCAGTATTAGTTGCTGTTGGTATATACGTATTAATATCTTCTTGATCCGAGAATCTTATAAACATATCATCTTGTGTAGTTGTATCACCAATAGTTGTTTCTGTTCCGTAAAACACCAAGTGTCTATCAGGCGTAGATACAACCATGTGTCTTGATGCAGTAGGTGCACCAGATATAATCGTAGCTCTTGTCGAAGTTGCATTTCCTGCTGATGAGTTCCATTCAAAACAAGGACCATCATGAATTAAACAAATAGCTTTATCACCAAAGTTATCTAATGACCACATACCTGGATCTAAAGCAAGACCTTCTTGAGTTTCTTCATTCCATGCACCATAATCTGTACCATTAGTGACAGTTGCACCATCACTATGAGTTGCAGCAGTCGTCCCTCTAGCTCCTCTAGTTACACCAGTTAACGTGTTGCCACTAATACCTGTATATTGAATCATTTCTGTTCCAATTAAAACAAAACTGGTTCCTGTGGATGGAAACTGCACCGCACTTGTTAAAACTATGGTTGTTGTGCTAGCATCTATACCGCCATTTAAAGTAGTGGTAACAGCTCCTGTATCTTCACCTCCATACGAACCTAATCCCCAACCATAACCTTTTTCTTGAATAGCTGTTCCAACGGGATAGTAATGTTGAACTCTAATACCTCCAGACGTTGTGGCTCCTGACCCAGATTCGTTGGAAGGCATAGTAATAGTTAAAGTTGTAGAGGTTGGCACACTTGCAACCATAAATTTCTTATCATCAAAATCAGATGATGAAAAATTAGAATTTGTAATTGCAGTAAAATTATCTAATAGAATTATATCATTAGGGTTAATATTATGTGATGTTGAAAAAGTTAATGTAACTGTGGGTGATCCGTTGGTCGTGCTAAATGCACTTGTAAGTGTTGTTGTAGTTTTTATTGGATGTATATCATAAAATACGTTACCAGAGAAAGCGTACAGGATCCTGTTAGTGCCAATAATAGCGTATCTTTGAGATAAACTATTTAAGAAATGATGTAGTCCTCGTCCTGCTCCTGTTAATTCGTTAGAGTTAGCACTTCCCAATTGATTCCAGCCACCTATTTTTTCAGGTGAACCGTATCTAAAACGTACATTATCACAATCTACCCACTGTCCTTCTGCTGCAGTTTCTGTAATTTGTTTGTTAATACCAGGTTGAAATCCAATTTTTTGTAACATAATAAACCTTTTTATAGATTATTTAATTATATACCACTATGCAATATATTCAACCCAACCAATAATAATATATTTAATATCAGATATTAGAGGATTTATTCAGTTGTAAGTTCTTTTGGTAGTCCTAAATGAGGTCTGTTATCAAATTTAATACTATCTTTGTTATTAATATTATAGTGTAAGAAAACCTGACCACATTTTTCTCCTTCAAATTTTTCCCTCCAATGTTCTAGATCACATCCTCTGTATATTAACATATCTCCAGGTTCTAAAATAATCTCTTCACCTGTTTTATTTCCTGGTTTGTAGACACCTTCTTCAATATCAAAACCATTTTCAGGATTAGGATCTATATAAATAGGCCATGCATCACCACCAAGATTTAAAGTGGTAGATATTTCACAAGAAGGTCTATCTTTATGTCTCTCAAGAACATCTCCTTTCTTATATATTCTAGCATAAGAATAAGTAGGAACTAAATCTAGTTCTGTCTTTTCTTTCATTATAGGTAGTAATTCAAGTAATAAAATTTCCATAGCTACATCTCCATAAATAGAAAAGGTATTAGGAACTTGGTCATCTAAAAAATAACCATGTATTTCTTCATAAGGATGAATCCATTGTCTGGCAAATAGAGTTTGTGCAACCTTTCTTTTTAAAAATAAATAAGCCCAAGCAAAGTCAGCTATCTCTTTTGTAATTACCTTTTTTAATACTAAATATTTCTTTTCTTTAAAACTCATTTATTAAATTAACCCTCCTAAATCTGTCTAATGGTAATTGTTTAACCTGTAATATATCAATAAAGAATACAATATTAAGCCTTTCTCCTACACAATTACTAGCACAATGTCTAAATTTAGAGTCATAACAAACCATAGAATTATATTCATTAGCTACTTTAATAATCTCTTTTTCATTGTTATATATGGTAGTGCCATTATTAATATCTCCATTTTCATTTAAATATATTATTCCCGCTAACTCGGAATCTTCATCAGTATGAATATCTTTTTTAGTTATATTAATATTATTCATTTTATGAAAAGCAACATAAGTTTTATCCCAAGATACAGTTTCTAAATTAAAATCATAATAAGTTGAAAGAACTTTGTTAATAATGTGATGAAATAAATCAGGGTTTATTTCATTTAGTGGCTTAGACCTTAGACCCTTCCAAGAATCACTTGTAGTTGGAGAAAAATAATCAACAGTATTTGCGTATTTTAATATTTTATCAGGATAATTAAAAAAATTTTTTATGTAAGTAACTGGGAAATTCATTGTATGTTAAAAGCTAAACTTACTCTATCATTATCAGATTTATTATCTTCTACTAAATGATTTAACCAAGCATAAAAAATTAATAAGGTACCTTGTCTAGGTTCAATATTAAAAAAAGCATTAAAATAAGGGTTATCATATTTTTCAACTTCACTATTCATTATAATATGTTTATCTATGGATTCAAAAGAAATAGCTCCACAGTTTAATGGTGTATCAATATAATATGTTGCTCCTAGTATAGAACGACCATGACAATGTATCTTATTCCTATCTCCTTTTTTATTTATGTTATACCATAAACCTTCTAAAGTTAAATTCCTATCATAGTTAATAGTCTGCTTTACCTGTAAAACACATGGCGTTACTTTTTTAAAAAAACTACTAACTGCCTTAGAATCATAAATATGGTTACTTTGAAAACCTCCCTGATTACTAACTTGTCTACCATTGTTAATTTCTTTTTGATGGTAAGCATCTTCTCTTAATAAATTATTTAATTCTTTATCATAAATATTAAATTCAAAAACAGGGGTAATAAATGCAGGTTTAATGATCATACAAAAGATTTTCCTAGGTTCCAAACTACTAACGAATATCTCGTGCCTCTAGTAACAGGAGTAACTCTGTGCCAAACATAAGAAGGAAAAACAATTATTGTTCCTCGTTTAGTTAAATGTTTTGTAGAAACAATCATATTTGGATCTCTTTGATCTCTTGGTTGAAACTCTAAATGTCCTCCATCATAATCTTCAGCATCTGATAATAAACATGTTACAGATAACTTTCTTATTTTTCCTCTATAATTTTTATTTTCATTGTCTTGTTTATAAGGGACAAACCAAGAATCTCTGTGCCAATCATAAAATTGATTTACGTTATATTTAGTAAACTGACATGTTTCTGAATAATCCCATTTATAATTCCAGTCTGCATTTATATTAGCTACATTAATAAATGGATGAATTAAATTATATATCCACCTATCCGACATCCAAGCAATACTAGAGTTTCTTGTTTTTTTTAAATTAATATGCTCTTCATCTGTTAGTTGAGAAATATCAGTTTTATCTCCAGTTAAAGCTACTTTGTTTTTGTGTAGACCTCCATGTTTTATTAATGCGTCACAATACCTTGACGGTATAACAGATTCAAAAAACCAATATAAATTTTTATTAGCGTACATTTGTAATTATAAATTTGTATTGTCTGTTTATACCGTCATTAAAAAATTTTAATCTGTCTCTTTGTATTCTTAAAAAAGCATATATAGCTACATCTTTTACATTCCGCCAATGAGATACAAATGTATTAAATATATCATAATGCATAGAATCAATAGTTTTTTCAGATAAGTCTTCTTTAAGTTCTACTTTTAATTTATGCAATTTTATTTTATTTAAAAAAATGTTTACTGATTCTTTAGTCCATATATCGGTTACAATAATCTTACCATTTGGTTTGAGTAATTTTTTTAAATTTTCATAAATAATATCTTGATTATAAAAAAAATGCATAGAGCAATTTAAAATAATATAATCAAAACTATTTGATTTTAATTTAGTTTTATAAAAATCATCTTTAAAATAATAAGGACCTTTATAATTAGCCTTTGCATAGTCTATAAAGGATTGATTAAAATCAACTCCTATTACTTTGTTTTTAGAAAAATATTTTTTTAAAGTATACGCACCACGGCCCCAACCACAACCTACATCTAATATTGATTTATTTTTAATATTATTGTCTTTAAACAAATTTAAATAACTTGTTATTTGATAAGGAAAATCATAATCATCGTTTTTTAAAATTATGCTTTCATCTACTAAACCGTGATTTTGTAAAGGAAACCACTTTTCATCTTTAACATAACAATCAAAAAACTCTTGATCTGATAAATTACTATTCATTAAAATATTTTTTTCTCAGTTCTGAATAAGTTCCATTAAATTTAGTTCTTAAAAAATCTTTAATATTATTTCCTAAATAACCTTTTTTTGTATTATTTTTATTATAGTTTTTGATAAGAGGGTTTTCGTAATTAATATTAAATAATTCAAACTCTTCTCTTTTTACAACATAGTATAAACATAAAGGAGTTCCTCTTTTTAAAAAAAATTCTCCTGATCTTCTTAATATCATTTGTTGATTTATTTCATGATACATATCCGTTTCTACAAATCCTGGTAATACTTCAAAATCTTGATTAAAATGATAATATAAAGGCTGTTGCATTAATATATAACCTTTTTCTGTTTTACATCTCCATGGACAATTAGGTTTTAAAATTAAATGTATTTTTTCTTTTTCATGTTCTGGCACCCAATTGGTGTACTGTGTTGTTGCATGACTGCTAAATTGAAAAATCTCATTGGGAGTGGACCAACCCCAGTCTTCAGAATTATTAATACTTAATTTTAAATCACACCATAAAGGCATAACAAACGCTCTTTTATATATGTCTATAAAAGAAGGACATGTTTTAACGGTTCCAGCAAACCATGGTGGAGCACCTTTTGGAAATGCTTTTAAATTTTTAAACCAATCAGGAAAAAATTTAGTAGCCGGCTCTATTGGTGCAAGTTCTTCTAAGCCTTTTATGTGGCTCCAGAATATAACTTTATTTTTTTTCTTTCTTAATATGTTGAACACAGTAGTGTATTAGTACACTACTTTATACGTTTTGCCAAGCGGAACCATCCCAATATTTAGTCCCTTCTGCGTTTTTCCATCTTTGATTTTCTTCATCCCAATATACTGCACCTTCAGTAGTATCAGAACAAATGCTTGGTGGATCCCATTTAAGATTACTAGCATCCCAAGTCCAAGAAGGAAAAGGTTTTGGTGGCATAAAAATATCATTTTCTAAATCGTATGTAAAACCAATTCCTGCAAAAATTTGTCTTGCATTGTTATTATAAGAAGTTTGTTTCCAATAAGTACTAGGATATGTTCCTCCGTGTTGTTCTTTTACAAAAGGACATTCGTCATGATTATTAGCTACCCAAGTTTCAGATTCAGATGTATATTCTCCGCCGTTGTTAGCAACATCATCATCATTAACCACTATAACTCTTACAACTTTATTGTCTTCTGATTTTATTTCTGCAAAATGTGCCATAGTTAATTTAACCTACTACGTAGGCCAACTCCCCGCTTTTTCAAAAGTATATACGTCTTCCATACTCCATACTCCTGATGCTACTCCAGGAATTGGAAGTCCAGTTTCTTTTACTGTAACTCTTCCAGAACCACCAGAACCACCACTAGTTGAAGGTTGAGATTGAGAGCCGCCTCCGCCGCCTCCGCCGCCTCCAGTATTTGCTGTTCCAGATTGTCCGGAACTAGAGCCAGGTCCGCCGTTTCCGCCGCCACCCGAACCTCCGGGTCCTCCAGAACCACTTGCATAAGGTGCTCCTCCACCGCCACCAGCATAAGTAGTTGGACTTGGTGAAGATGTTGGACTTCCTACAACTGTTGATGCTCCAGGGCCTCCTCCACCGCCTGTTTGACTGGCACCTGGGTGTTGTGTTTGACCACCGGCTCCTCCGCCGCCACCTTGACCATGCCATTGACCATTTTGTGCACCTTGATATCCCTCTACAGGTGAATATCCTCCAGCATTTCCAGCTCCTCCTGATGAACCTCCTGAACCTCCCGGTCCTCCAGTTGAACCTGACGGGCCTCCGCCACCAAAACCGCCACCTGATGCAGCGATTGGTGAATCTGCTCCAAAGTTTGAAGCACTACCTACACTACCAGGTGATCCTCCGCCGCCACCTGAAGCGCCGGCTCCGACTGTAATTGGTATAGCTGATGATGGAATAGGGTGTGATGTAACTTGCCTTAGTCCTCCAGCTCCTCCGCCAGAGCATCCTCCACCATTGTGTGTAGATCCACCTCCACTCCCGCCACCACCGATGACAAGAACGTCAACTGTAGTTTGACCAGTTCGTGGATTAAAAGTTCCTGGACTTGTAAAATTTGTAATATTCTCAGATGAAACTGTTGCAGGTGTTGGATCATTATCCGGGCCGATTATTCCTCCATTAGCCATATGCTATTCTCCTATTAACTTAATTCTTCGTAGCTTATAGTAATAGTTGCGTCTGAGTTAGCTGATGCTCCTGCTTCTATGTTGTCGCCTTCCTCTAAATATATTGTCGTATCAGAATTAGAAACAACTAACGTTGCATCCGCAGGCACAGAAATAGTGCTTGCAATCATAATAGGTGATCCACCTGATTTTGTAATTGCTACAGAAACATCTACAGCACTAGAGCCATCGATATTTGCAACTACTATACTATTAACTTTAAAAACTTTTCCTGATGATGATGCGTTAGCAAGAATCTCAGTGGTTAGTGTTGTGTCTAACGTTGCTTGAACAGACTTTGCTGTGATCGTTGCTACGTTTACTAGATTTGGTGCTGCCATAATTTATACTCCTTGTAATCCTTTTAACCAAAAACTAATGCCATTGCAATAGCTTTTCCTGTTGTTGCCAATCCGCTACCATTTGCTTGAACTTGGCCTGTGCCTTTTGGCACTAAATTAATACTTATATTACTATCTCCTCCAGATGCTGTAAAGCTAGGGTTATTACCAGTAGCTGCATTAGCATAAGTTAGTTCATTAACGGCAGAACTTGTTGCTGTCAATAAAAATAATTCATTACCATTTGTGTCTAAAATTGAAGTACCAACTTTAGGAGCAGTTAGTGTTTTATTTGTTAATGTTTGTGTTCCAGTTGTTGTAACATCTCCATCTCCAGAGCCAAAAGCTAGAGTTACAATATCTGGGTTAGTTCCATCATTAGCTGATGCAAAAATTAATTGATCACCTTTGTCTGTAGCTGAAAAAGTAAAAGAATCACCAGATCCAGATACATATTTAAATTGTACTGTGTATGCACCTGATGTTGAATTTCTTAAAAAATAAAAAGTTTGAACGTCTAAAGGTATTGTTACAACTTGGTTTCCTGTAATTGTACCAGTGAACTCAATCATTCTGTGAGATAATACAGCTCCAGTTGATCCGTCGGAAACAGATAAAGTTGTAGTTTGTGCACCACCAGCTATTGATTGCTGAGTAAATCCACCAGAAATTTGTTCAATGATTTGTAAATTAGTATTAGTCTTCGTTCCCCAAGTTCCTGCGTTTTCACCAGTTGCTTGAAGTTCTACTCCTAAAGGTGTGTATGTTGATGCCATAATTTTTTATCTCCTATTAAGCTGCTTTTCCTGTTACGTCTGTATAACTTGTATTAGAACCTGTGTCAATAGCCTGATATGCTTGAATTCCAAAACCAGAAGAAGTTCCAAACTCAGCAACAGAAGCTGTTGCTGAAATACCTGTTAATCCCATGACATCAGCAGGAGTAATTGTTCCAACACTACTAGTTACTGATATACCTGTTAATCCCATAACATCAGCAGGAATAATTGTTCCAACGCTACTAGTTGCTGATATTCCTGTTAAATCTACAACTGGATTACTGTTTGTAGATGAAGTTCCAAGTGATATTGTTGTTGATACCCCTGTTAATCCAATTACATCAGCAGGAGAAAGTGATCCAACATTAGAGTTCATTGATTGACCTGTTAAACCCATTACATCAGCAGGGGAAATTGATCCTACAGAAACTGTTGCAGCTTGACCTGTTAATGTTACAGTTATATCTCCTATGATTGTTGGCGATCCTACACTTGCTGTTGAAGATACTCCTGTCAAACCCATTACATCTGCAGGAGAAAGTGATCCTACACTTGCTGTTGCTTGTTGACCATCTAGTAGTATATCACCAGCAATACCCCAAGCATTTTCATTCCATGGTTGTCTGCCCCAACCAGTATTTATTTCTGTTGTTATAGATAAAGATCCAAGAGATGAAGTTAAGCTGAAACCTGTTGGACTAACGGTTTCGTCTCCCATATCTCCCCACGAACCTGATGAGTCCCATGATTTTGAACCCCAACCAGTTGTAAAAATTTCACTTATACCCCAACGGTTTGCGCTCCAATTACCTGCACCCCAAACATCAACACTAGGAGTGTTTGCTTGTCCACCCATTCCTGAGTGATTAGTACAATAATAATATAATGTTGGTGCGGAAGCTGCTACTTGAATTTGAGTGTAAGCTCCAGATGATCCTGGAGTTCCATTAGTTGTTACGTTAGTTGTATATTCACTTCCTCCAGAATGTGTACCGTTGCTTGTTGTAGAAAGTCTTAATGGATGACCTCCATTAGATGAATCTGATTGATCAAATCTAAAAGTTGCGCCTTCAACTAATTCTAAAGTAGCTTGTTGAACACCATCGATAAAATATTTATTACCACTATCGGTGCTAACCACCGTTACTGTAAAAGTTCTATCAACGGACATCCGTTGCTACTCCTTACGCTATTCTAATTATTGCGTTAGAGGCGTCTGCTGTTGGAAATTGAATTGTAAAAGTTCCACTTGTTACAGTTTTATCACCACCGAAAGCTATTACCGCAACAGCTTTATCAGATTGTGTATCGTTATAAATTAAAGCACCGTTAGCTGTAAAAGTTGCAGAAGTAAAACTAACATCAGCAAAATCACAAACTGCAGTCGATGAATCAAGAGTTGGAGTTACGCTTGTTAAAGTAGCCCCACCTGCACTATATGCAGACCCAGATGTGTTTGTAATTTCATTTGATGTTGAATAAGCTGTTGTGCTAGCACCTAAAGATGCTGAGCTAGTAAATAAAGCTATTTTAAAAGTATTTCCTGACGATGCAGTAAGATTGTGTGTTCCAACTAAAATTTCTTGTTTAAAGCTGTTACAAATTGCCGATGTTATTGCCATAATTTATCTCCTACGGGTTTGCTGAGTTTACTGGTATACGAACAGCGCCATCAGTATAGTCATCTCTTCGTCTTCTACCAACTTGTTCGTTAGCAAACTTCTGTACCTCTTGTTTATACTTATTTTCATATAGTGTCAACATATCAATTGGGCCTTTTAAAAATCCATACGCCTCTGATAGACAACAATATAATAGACCATTTGGAAAGTTAAGACTAATATAATTTGTATCGTTATTTTCTAATAATGCAGGAGCTGCGTTGTAGTGCACTCTAAACTTATATGTCGTATCAGGAACTGGGGCAAACATCATTCTTCCAGATGTGGTGTCAGACTCTCCTGTGCCACCTCCAAACATAGCATAATATTTAGGTTGACCTCTTTTAGCTGATGCCGTTGAAGAAATATACTCCTGTAAATACGTAATATCTTTTTTTTCTAGCCAAACATTGGGACCAGTTATAGCTGATGTTGAATCATAGACTTGTATACCTCTAATAAAAACTGCTCCTGCTGGAGCATTAATTGTTTCTTGTCCGGTCACTAAATTACCTGATTGTTGTTTTCTATCTGCATCAATAGGTACATCTCTAAAGATTCTATACTGTGCATTTAAAATAATATTTTCTAAAACACTATCTGATAAAACATTTGAATCTGTTTCAGTATAACTTCTTATTTGTGTAACTAAAGTTGTATAACTTATACCAGCCATTATTTAACTATCTCCAAACAATTTAAACAACTTTTTGTAAAAGAAGTATGCTCCCAACAATGTTGTTTTTTTAAAAGTCTATACCAAAAATTTTTTAATTTTTTTATCATGCTGTTACTGTAACTGGCCCTGCTGAAGCTATGTCACCTCCTCCTTCTAATGTTACTGAAGCTGTAACTCCAGAACTAAAAGTATAATTATTATCATTAACTTTAGTAATTGTATACCCTCCAGATGCATTTATTGTTGCTGCAGGTAAATTTGCAATATTAGAAGCATCTCTAAATCTAACAGTATCACTTGTTGATCTACCATGATTTGGTTCATTAACTGACACAGTTGTTGATCCATTAGTAATAGTAAAAGCATTTGAAGGTAAAAGATTAGGAACTGCTGTTTCTATTCTATCAGGTCTTACATTACGTAAAGATATAGAATCACCGTTCATAGGTTTTGGTTCTAATTGTGGTTGTTTTGGTTCAAACTCTGATACGTGCACAAAAGATCCGTTCCATTCTCTAACCATTTCTTTATATGGAAAC